GTACCGTCGCCGTTCGCCTCGATGCCGTCGATTTGCATCGGCCAGGCGCTGTACTCGTTGCCCTGCCAGTAAATCGCCTTCGCCGGTAGCTGGTCAGCGTTGTCGCCGGCGGCGATCAACTCAGCCGACGTGTGCGGGATCGCGTGCCCGTGGAAGCGCAGAACATCCGCGCCGTAGTCTGTGCCGTCCAATTCAAAGAGCAGCACTTCGCTGCCAGGCTCAAGCACCTGTATGTCACTGATCAGCGGCATGATTGCCCCTTATGGTTGGAATGCCCGCTCGAACGTGGCGGTGAGTTTGAAGACGCCGCCGCCCATTGGTGTGGGAGCGGGATTTTTGCAGGTGAACAGACCGAGCTCCCCGAGCGGTGTTGTCCAGAGAAACGCTTTCGCACCGGCGTGCCGATCAAGGAACTTCATGATCTCCAGCACCGTGGCCTTTTGGCCGACGCAGGTAACCGGGTAGGAGTCCTCTTTGTTGTTCGGGCCGTCGCCGACGTTCTGCGCGTAGCCGTTGCCGAATTTCGAGGTGCGCACCCGATAGTTGATATCGGGTGTTTCCCCGCGCTCGGTCGGCCAGTTGAATTTCTCGATGGCCATCAGGCCCTCCCATTTGTCAGGCGCCAGATCGAACCGCCCGGCTGCAGCGCTCGGGCAATCGCAGTTTCCGCTTCGGTTTTCGCAGCCTGCTGGATGCTCTTGCCAAGTTGGTTGGTTGTCTCTTGCGAAACACCCGCCCCGTCGCTCCCAGAAGTCTGCACCGAGACCGCTACCGGAAAGTTGTACGTGTTGCCGCCACCGCCGGACATTGCGGCCAGAGCAGGCCCGCCGCCGGTGGTCAACGGCGTGACGCTGCCGCCGTTGGCACCGGTCATCAGGAACGACCGGCCGCCCTCGTTGTAGAGCTCCGGTCCCAGTTCGTTGACTTCGTACAGAGAGTTCGGCGCAACAGGCCCGCCAGCAGCCCGATATCCGGAGAGATCAAACCCTGTGTAGCCGGCCTGCGATGCTCCGAGATCTGAAGACACGGCACCGGCAGATCCAGCGGCCAATCCATTCCCGCCGCCGCCACCGAAGTAGGAGCCAGCTGCTGATGCAGCAATACCGAACAGAGCGCTGAGTCCTTGAGAAGTAGCCTGTCGAGTGGCGATCTTCGCCATATCCGCCAACACCGATTTGGTGAAGTCAGAAAACGAGAATTTGCCGTTGATGGCGAAACTGGCTACTGCGTCCTCTGCCGAGCTGAATGCATTAGTGAGCAGGCTTTTCGTCTGCCCCGCCGCACTCTGTGCGGACTCCAGATAGTTCTGCCATGCCGACGAGGCACCGGCACTCCAGTCGCTCTGGGCTGCCGTCATCTCGTCGTAGTTGGCTTGAACCGTGTCGTGCAGGTCCTGCTGGGTTGCCTTCAGCGCCGACAGCTTCTGCGTGTACTCATCAAGGCTCATGCCGCGCGAGCCATCGCCGTACTGGTTCGCCAGATCCAGCTTCTGCTGATTGAAGCGATCGTCGATGCCGTTCTGCTGGCTCATCAGATCGCGCTGGCGATCTCCCAGGCCGATGCCCGCCGCCGCACGCTGGCCCTGCTCACGCAGAGTTTTGACTTGTTGCTGCAGCGCGCTGCTGTAGGTATTGACGGCCTCGGTCTGCTTCTTCAGCCGGCCCTCTTCGTTCTTCGCCAGCACGCTCAGTTCGGTGTCAGCATCCTGCTGCACCTTGACCATGGCGGCCCGGGCGTCGGCGATTTTCTGGTCAAGCTGGATGCGCTGTGCGGCCGATGTGCCGGCTTTGCTCTTCGCCGCTTCCAGTGCGGTGATCTCAGCCTCATACGCAGCAGTAACTTCGTCGCGCTCGTTGCCGATCATGGCTTCACGCGCTTGCAGATAATCAGCCTGCGAGATCAGCCCGGCCTTTTGCGAAGCCTCCAAATCCTTTTGAGCATTTTTGTACTCGGCGAGCACGGTATTGAGCGCGTTTTTCGAGTCATTGAACCCGGATAGATCGACGCTACCCGCGGCAGCTTTGGGGTCCTTTTTCTGCTCGTCGATTGCCTTGCGCAACTGGTCGTAGGCGCCACCGGAAAACTTCTTCCCGTCAAACTGAACACCATCCAGCAGCGCTGACTTCTGACCTGTCTTTTCCGCGCTCTGATAGAGCTTGGTGAACTGGTCGTCGAGTTTCTTGTACGCGTCCCGACGCTTCGCGAGCGGGTTCAGGTTGTCCATCTGCTTGTCCAGTTCCTTCTGGACAGCGATCAATTCCTTGTTCGCCCGCGTCTCCTCGCCGGTCGCGGCAGCATTGCTTTCGCTCGCCGACAGACGAGCCTTCAGCCCCGCAAGCTTGGCCTCCAGTGCCGGCGTCGAGTCGTCGTTCTCACCGTCGTTCAACCCCAAAAAGGAATTGAGCGAGCTCAGCCCGTTCGATATCGCACCTGTGACCCCGCCCCCTTTCCGGGTATCCAGCACGCGCTGGGTGATCTCAATCTGCTTTGCCAGATCAGGGAAAATCTCTGACCTGACTTCAGCATAGGCGCCCTTGATGGCCACCTTCACTCGATCCCAATCCCGTTCGATATCGGACAGCGATTCGCGGTAGTTCTTCAAGCGCTCCTGGGCCGACTGATTGAGATCTTCACTCAGGGTGTCCAGCGCTCGCTGATGGTCTCCCTGATCATCAATCCCCTTGATCGTCTGGTACTGCTCGTAGGTGAGCAGCCCATACTGGTCGCTGATCTTCTCCACTGCTTCTGTGGCGGTGTCACCGGCATTCGCGAGCGATTTGGCGATGTCTCCAGCGCCCTTTCCTGTCACCTCGCCAATAGCTGCGGCGGCCTGAGCCAGGTTCTGCATTTGGACGCCGCTGGTAGCGGCACCGGAAGCCAGGGCAATCACCGCCTCCCGAGCGCCCGCAAAGTTCTCAGTGATCGCCCCTGCGGTTTCAGCCATAACCTTGAGGCTGGCAATGCTCTGACCGGCATCGTTCGATCCGCCGTTGATGGCGACGTTGAACTCGCGGGCTTGCTTCTGCGCGTCGAAGTAGGCATAGCCCAGCGCGCCGAGGACACCGGCCAGCAAGCCGGCGGGAATCAGTGCTGCAGCCAGGCTCTTGGCAGACGCGCCCGCACCGGCGCCCAACTGAGCGACAGCCCGCGCACCACTCCCCCAATCCCCAGACTGCAGGGCATTGGTCAGCTGCATCACGTTCTCTTGCGCCTGGCGGGTGCCGAGCTTCAGCTTGTCGAATGCAGTTTCTGTCGCGGTCAGGCCGTCACGGTCTTTGCCGATCTTCGCCAGCGCCTCACCGTAACGAGTCGCGTCGATCTGGCCGGCCTTGTACAGATCGTTGAGCGCTTTCTCCTGCGCCTCCAGCTTTGCCAGCTTCGCAGTGACCGGGTCGATGCCGTTGACCGTGCGCTTCAACGCCTCGATCTGACGGTTTTCAGCGTCGATCAACCGCTGCTTCTGCGCCATTTCCTTGGCTTCAGCTTTCTCGATCCGCTCATACGCCTTGCCAAGCCGATCCTGATAGGACTCCTGCTGCTCGATGGTGACGAGACCGCCCTTCCTGGCTCGCTCCAGCAAGCCTTCAGCCTGGATCAGTTGCTCCATGCTGCCGATGTTGCCGGACATCGCCTTGTCGAGCTGGCTGATGATCGCGATTTCACTGGCCGCGCTGGCGCCTGCCTTGCGGCTGGCATCGACCTGGCGCTCTTTGGCGCCCGTGGCCTTGTCGATGCCCTGAGCAACCTCATTCTCGGCCTGGCTGATCTTCTTGCCGGTGTTGGCCAGGCCCTCGCCCGACTTGCCGAGATCATCAATCGCTTTTTCGGCATCAACTGCCGAGTCGACCAGCTTGTCGAGATCGTCAGCCGCCTTGGATGCCGACGAGGAGTTCACCTCGATACCGAGGGACGCGAAGGTGGTGCTCATTTACTGTCCCTCTGTTCCGCCATCACCCGCAGGGCTTCGGCTTCCATGACACGGATGTCTGGAAAGACGTCGGCGACCTCCGACCGGGTGAGGCCGAGAAAGCCGGCGACATGGCGAATTGACGTGTAATCGAGTCCGGTAGCGCCGCACGCGCCTGTACGCCACTGGGTGCCCATGGCCTCGAAGACCTTGAAGGCCTGCCAGAGATCAGGCCAGACCTCACAGATCTCATCGGGTATGTCACGAAGAGAAAGGCCGAAGGCCGCCAGCGATTCGGCTGACGGCCCCGGCTCGTAAAGCTTGCGGGAGACGCTTAGGAGTTTCCCAGGCGCGCCTTGCTGAACGCATCGGAATAAGCGGCCAGCACCGCGCCCGGCGTGGCGGCGATGGATTTGACCAGGATGCGCAGGTTTTCGTCGGTGAACTCTTCGGCGATATCCCAGCCGGCGACAATCGCCTTCAGCTGCTCGACCTGCAGATCAATCAGCAAAGCCGTGAACTGCTCAATGCCGGCCTCTTCCGCTTTCTCCTTGAGCGCCTTGTGGCGCTCGCCCCACTCAGCGTAGAGCCCGGCCAGCTCGGTGCGATCGCGATATTTGAACTCGAACTCAACGCTGACCGGGTCACCACCTACCGTTGGCAGCATGACGACGTGGTTGAAGGTTGGATTCCGGGCGAGTGTGAACTTTGCCATGTGCCTTCCTTACGCCGAGGCGCTGTAACGGGTTGGGCGACCGGTCAGCGCGATGCTGATAACGCGGGTCATCAGGTTGTTGCGCGACATGGTCGGGGTCGAAGTGATCGAGACGTAGCCGTTGTAGATGATCCGGCTACCGCCCGGCAGGTTCAGGCGCAGAACGCGGGCCTGTTTGTCGTCGTCTGCGGCCTCGCAGACATCGACATAGGGCTGCGACGGATCGTCGGCGACCGTGATGGTGAGCGTGATCGGATTCTTGGTGGTCGGCATCTGGCGATCGTCATCGTCAGCCAGGAAGCCGAATGTCAGAAACTGCTGGTCGCCGCCGCTCGAACCGAGCTCGGTGATTTTCGAGATCTCGGTGAAGGTAGTCACCTCGCGAGCGGCACCGACGCCAGAACCTGCCGGATACTGCTGAATGTTAGTGGTGTTCACGCCATCGAGTGCAAAGGTGCCGCTGGTAATCTCGCCGACTTGCACAGCGCGGCCGTCCAGACGGGTCCAGCCAGAGCTGAGAGCGACAATGTCGCCTTCGGCCAGTCCGTGCGCTGCAGCGGTCGCCACTGCAGGATTGGCATTGGTCAGGGCGGTGAATGGGATTGCAGCGCCATAGGCGGAAGCAATTTCGAACGTCGCGCCGTTGGGCATTTGAATGCCGGCCATGGGGTTTTCCTCTCTTTCAGAAATGACAAAACCCGCTCGATGGCGGGTTCTGGGTTTGCCCAATGGGCGAATTAGTTGGTGTCGGCGCGGTACGCGAACGAAACCGGAACAGTGTAGGTCGTGTCGTCTGGGATACCTGGCCCTTGATCGACTGGCGTCATGGTAACCACGGTCAGTGCATTCTTCGTGATTCGCTCGTACAGCGGAAACAGCGCGGCGATCTGGTCGGCCAGCGTGCCGGCGGCACCGCGGTACTTGCCGGACGGCGTCACGATGCTGACCTGGAACACGCCGGTGTACAGCTTGTGGTCTCCGGCAAGCGTGCTGCTCGTGGTATCGCCCGGCAGCGTGAACGCCTTCAGGTAGGTAGCGCCGTCCACTGGCGTGTATGCCTCGTTCTCCACCACAACCTTGAGCGGTGTCGGCAAGGCCTTCGCCCAGGCGATCAACTTGGCCTCATAGATCGAGGCAATAGTGTTGTGGCTCATACCTGATTGTTCCTGATGGCTTCGTCGACGATCTGCTGGAACCGTGCGAGCGTGATGCGCACCATTCCGCCCGGTGCCTGATTCGAATGGCCGTACTCGAGCGGCACCGCATATGGCAGGTTGTTCACGATGTACGCCGTTTGCCCGAGGGTCAGCTGCTCGACCTGAAGCCTGAGCTTCGCCAGCGTGACGCCGCCGGCCGGATCGACCTGATCAAGTTCGCCTTCTGCCGGCGCCCCGATCGAGAACTGCCAGTTCCCGCGGAATCGGCCGCCGACGTAATCCTTGCCAGCAACCAGTCCATTCCCGTTGAAGTTCTGGTCACGCTCGGTCTTTGTCAGCGGCTTGGCGTACTTCACGCCGCGCTTCAGCTTCCCGGCCTTGGTGAAATTGTTCTCATCGAGATTGATGAGTGTGTTGCGCACGGCGACCTTGAAATCGTAGTGATCAGCGGCACGGGTGTTGGTAGCGCGATGCGCAATGTTCGCGGCCCAGATCTCGGGGTTGCCCACCGGTGACATGCGGATGACGCTGCTACCGATCTCGATCACGATTTCGCGGAAGGTGGCGTCGAGCCCGGCCTGGGCCTGCTCGGCAAACTGGCGAATGTTCTCGGCGAAACTGCCGTTGAGGCTTGTGTATTTACTCACATCAGACCCTCAACTGAATGGTCCAAGTGGCACCTGCAGGATCCTGAGCGACATTGAGCGCGCGCTTGCCGCCTATGATGTCGCCAATTTTTGGAGTGGCGGTCTCTGTTGTTGGCTCTCCCATCACGACGACGAATAGCTCGTTTTGCAGTACCAGCAGCTTTTCGTCGGTCGTCTGGATCAAGGAGCCGTCGATTTCTTTGGCCAGGTAGCTGCCAAATATTCCACGACCGCCGTAGGTGATGGTCACCTCGGGCGCACCGCCCAGGTCGGGGTCATACTCGCCCACAACCTTGCGCACACCTGTCACTGACTTCACCGTGTCGGCAAGGCCATCAGGATCATCGAGCGCTTCCGCCATTTCGGCCTGAATCTCTTCGCGCATGCCCATGATCAGGTCCTCTTGAGCATCATTACCCCGGAGCGCTTGATCCAAGGATCGAGCAGCGCCAGGGCAAAATTCACGCCCGCTGACTGATCTGTAGAGCCCGCCACGTAGGTCTTGCTCACTGAAGTGCCGGACTGAGCCGATACGGTCTTGCTCTGCACTTCTTTCTGCGTGGACGTGTACAGCTTGCCCGCCGCCGCCTCTTTGGCGACCTGGGCGCCGGCTGTTTTGATCTCGGCCGGTACCGGATCTGGAACAGCCCGCTTAATCTTGGTCGTGAGCCAGGCATTGGCCATGGTCACGGCAAGGACCGGATCACCGGTGCCGGCCCAGCCAAGACCGAGCTGAGCGTCAACATCGGCGACGGTGATGAAGTCGGTCATGTGCTTGTCCTTATTCCGCTGGCACCAAGGCCTGCAGGTCTTCTTTCTTGGCGGTCGGATCGAAGTTGATGCCCTTCTCGGTCAGCCATTCTCTCAGCTGGGGAACCTTCATTTTCAGAGGGTCGGTTTCCTGGGCATCCTGTTCGTTGCCGTCGGATACCTTGATGCCAGCCGCTTGGTAGGCATCGACGATATCCGGGGCATCTCCATCGACGACCACTTCGGTAGCGGAGCCGATGACACCGAAGAATTCGCTCAGCAGGCGGTAGCACACGCCGCGCTCTTTGCCCGGTTTGTCCGTGTAGATCACTTTCATGAGTCACCTCAAAAGCATCCCGGCGCCATACGGGCGCCAGGTTATGTGGGCCGAGTTACGGCGTGGTGGTACCGCTGATCACGGCGGCGAATGGAACCTGCTTACGGCTGAACACGCGCTGCCAGTTGGCTGCAGCGGCGTATTGGGTCGCGGTCGGGCTGGCGTTCTGGGCTTCAGAACCCTTCCAGCTGAAACCAGCAGGCTGGAGGATGTAGGTCTTCCGCTCCCATAGCACTTCCGCACCGCCACCGTTGCCGCCGCCCGGTTTACGCTCCAGCTCGACCGGCACCTTCGGGGCACCTTCGCCGTAGCCGAAAGCGCCTTGGCCGAAGAACACGGACAGGTATTTGCCAGCGCCGTAGACCAGACCGTCGTCCATGAACACGGGTTTGCCCAGGTAGGTGGCCAGGATGATCTTGCCATCGGAGTCGCGCAGGTACTCGATCAGGTCTTGCTTGACCATCTGGTTCATCACGACCGAGTGCACGCCGATCGCGCCGAACTGATCAGCAGCATCACCGGCAGTGAAGGCCGCGTCCTGAAATGCGTTCGCGTTGATGGTCGCGCCCGCGTCGATGACCATGTCACCGCCGTTATTCGCGATGTTCGAGGCGATGATGCCGCGAGCGGCACCCAAGGTGTAGCGCTGCCATTGGCGAGTCCAGTAGGTGCCGAAGCGGTTACGGATCTGCTGCTGTGGCTCGGTGTTGGCCAGCTCCGCAGTCAGATCGGTTACGCCGTAGCCTTTGTTGAGGTACAGGACGCGGGCACGCATGCTGTCCTGCTCGACCTTGCCGACTTCGCCTTGGTCGTTCGGGTCATCGTTGCTGATGTTCGGGGCTTCATCGGCGTTGAGATCCTGCCAGTAGCTGATCTCGGCGGTGCCTTGGCTGCCGGACGCGATCGCGTCCAGCACAGGTGAACGAGTCACGATGCCCGACTCGTAAACAGCGGTCTTTTCCGGACTGTTAACCGGCGCCAGCGAGGCGTAGTAGTCGCCGACGAAGATGTCGGTCAGTTGGGTAGTTGCCATGGATTAGGTTCCTTTGGTGGCCTGGAGTTTTTTGAATGCGTCGGGGTTGTCCCGGGCCAGCGCGGCGCGCTCCTGCTCGGTGTACTCGCCCCATTTCTTCGTGGCCTTGCCACCTTGATCGCCGGTCGGACCGGCACCCTGAGCCCTTGGCCACAGGTGTGTTGCTGTTTCACGCAGCGATTCCGCCCATTCGAGCGGCGACAGCGGGGTTTTCCCGTCCTTCCCGTAAACGACCTCGCCGTCACGATCGGTGGCAATTGCCTCGCCGTCTTCACTGAGTTTGAAAGTGCCCCGGGCGCGCAGGATGATGTCCTCGGCAGCCTCGGGAAGCGCGCCGGCCTTGATGGCGGCAGCGCGGATGGAGTCGGCCAGCACCTTATCGCTGTACTTGGCAGCGAAGGCTTCGGCCTTGTCGGCGCGCTCATTGGCGGCTTTGATTTGTTTATCGGAATCGGTGCGCAGGCGTTCGGTACGGCGATTGATCACCTCGTCGAGCTTGCCCTCGGCGATCAGCTTCGTTTCTTCGTCCTGGCCCACCTTCGCGAGCAAGCCTTTCACCGCGTCGATATCCAGGCCTTCGAATTGACCTTTCAGCTTGTCCAGTTCGGTCTTGATGGTCCGGTTAGAACCCAGCAATTCCTGATTCTTGGACTTGAGCCCGTTTACTTCCTTGTCCAGATACTCCTGAACTTTTCCGCCAAGCGCCTCCTGGAGGGCTGCGGTTTGAGTTGCGTCGAGGGTGAGGCCAGCGGCGGCCGGGTCAAACTCAAATGGCATGGGTATCCCCTTGGGACTTGGTTGGCCCGCCTGACGGGCATAAAAAAACCCGCCATAGGCGGGTTCGTTCTGTCGGTAGAAACTAGGTATTCAAATTGAGAAAGTTTTTATCAACGTTGGCAGTGAAAGAATTGAGATTTGTTGAAATCACAGCTTTCAATCCTGCTGAGTTGCCCTTGCAGTGTTGATTCACAAAATTTCTTAGCATTTCCTCAGTACCGTATTCGAGATGAAAATCAGCTTTCTCACCGTAGCTGAGCTGTATAGGCAACTGGTCTCCGAAAGGCATAAACCCAGTGATGTGGGCAGCATGTTTTGCATGGGGCGACGTAAATGTAAGCGCCCTCAATGTGGCCGGACGTTTTCCATCTGCGACAGCTTGGATGGAAATAAACCAAGGATCGTTGTGCCCTGCTAGCGCCATATTCACACTGACTTTTACATGCTCGACATCTTCCCTTCGCTGCTTGTCTGCGAGCCAGAGAGTGGTGAGGACGGCTGCTAGCGCGCCAATACCTGAGATCCATCCGCCAAGCATGGAAAGGACAGGTACGGTTTCGGCAATGAACTTTTCGTGATTATTGCCGAGGCCAAACGACAGTCCCAGCAAAAAGGCCAACCCGATCATAGTGATCAGCACAACAAGCGAAAACACCCAACGCAGAAATCTGAACATCAGCTATCCCTTAGCCAGAAATAATCCGCGCATTCTAAGGTAGTCCGCGAACTGAGTCCTGCTCGGTGCATACGGCGGTGGGCGCATGCGAAAACCCGGTGTATCGCGATTGAGCCGAGTTCGTCGCCCGTCTGGCTCCGTGCAATGCGTTGGCTCTTCGATCTCGAAGCCCTGCTCGGCAGCGTACAGCTCGACAGCCAGCCGGACCTGCCCCCATTCAAGCTCAAACGGCACGAACGTCTCAGACAGCGTCTGGTATTCGATCTTGCAGTCACGCCTGGGCCAAGCCATTACCTGATCAGCATTGGCCTTGCTCCCCTTCCACTGCCGACCATTGATGTCGGCCGCTGCGCGCAGCAGCAGTTCGACCTGCTCGGCCTCTGCTTCAGGTATCCGGAACCCGTAGTAGTCGCGGTAGAAGGTCAGCTTCTCCAGCGGCACGAAGCTATTCGCGTCTGGCCTGCCCTTCCCGTCCTCAACGATGATCTGCATGCGGTATCTCAGCCTGGTTGAGCGCCGAGTGTAACGCCTGCTCGGATGAACATGTCAGGCTCTGCATCTTTCAATTGCGCCAAGGTCAGCGGTTTGAACGACTTGTCGAGCTGCAGCTTGGCGAACTTCTCAGGCGTCAGGCCGCCATCGCGGAACAACTTGGCCCGCACCGGGCCGAGCGCGTGATCCTGAAAGCTCGCCGGCTGCGTTGCCAGCCACTCGTAATAGTTCAGGCTTGCATCGACCTGCGCTCCACCATTGTCGCCCACCGAAGCGCGCGTGGCGTCCTTGGCAAACGTCTCCGAAAGCCTTGTGGTCGGCACTGTAGTCGACCGGCAGTTGATGTGCGTCGGCGGCAGAGGCCCTTTGCCCAAATCGAAGCGCATGCCGTCCAGGCCCTTGCACTGCTGTGAGGTCTTGCGATCGAGCGTCGACACCCAGCGGTAACCCAGCACCACGTCACTGTTGGCCTTCAGCGTTTCCATCCGCGCCGTGGTGGCCACATGTTGGATCGCAGTCTGCACCACAGAGGCAGCGTTGCGATTGCTCACCGCAAGAATGCCGTCCGTGAAGTTTTGCGTCGCGGTACCGCGAATAGCTTGGATGATCTGGGCGTTGGTCTGGCCTTGGCCGAAGCCGAGGCGGATGGTGTTCGTTACCCGCATCGTCTCGGTGCGCGCCCAACCGCTAAAAAAGAACTTCAGCAGCTTGCCGCCGTCGATGCCTTTCACCTGCAGCGGATAGGAGAACACCGCCGCTCGGATCACGGCGTTGGTCGGGACGACCGCGTCAATTGACAGCGCGTTGCTCAGGCTTTTGGCCTCGAAGGTCGACTCGTACAGCGCGATATCGACCAGATCGGCCTGCACCAAGTCGCCATAGGACTTGTAGATATCCAGCAGCTTGCTGTCCACGCGAGCCAGGAACTGCTCAAGACGATCGCGGCCGTAGGTGGTCAGCTCTTTTCGGGTCAACTGCTCACGTACCAGCTTGTCGATCTGGCGCAGGTACTTCTCGAACTTTTTGACCTCACCAGCCTTAAGCCGCTCCAGCATTACCGAGTGACGGGTCGTCTGCTCCAGAAGTTGGCTGTCCGCTTGCGCCTGACTTGTCGTGGGCATCTTCTTTGTCCAAGTTGATGCCGGCCGACTCGCGCTCATCGCTAATCAGGTCGGCTTCGTCTTCATATGGGCGGTCTGGCAGCTTGCCGGTGGTGAGGTACTGCCAGTAAGTGTCGGCGCTGATCGTGCCGGCCATCACGCCCTTGAGCAGCTCGGCAAGCACTTGGGCATCGACTACGGGGGTCACAAATTCAGGGCTCACCTTGAACTTGACCTGTTTGGGGTCGTAGCCCTTCCACTCCGCTGCGTAACGCAGGCCCTGCTCCACTGCCTCTGCCACCGTAACGACAATGCTGTGCAACGTGGCGTGCTGATCGTTCTGACGTGTTTTGCGCGCCTCACCCGACTCGGTTCCGCCGATGTCCATGACCTTGGCGCCGGCTTCAAGCGCGGCGTTCTTCTGGTCATCCATGGCTTTGCGGACGGCATCGACGCCTGCGCCCTGGAACTCCAAGTAGCCACACGAACCGCTCGGACCTAAGTCCCATGCAGCTGATGGGCCAGTTACGCTTAGTTCGACCGACTCATCCATGCCGGCAACCCAAGGTTGCGGGTGACTGGTCTGGTGTAGCGCAGTGAAGTAGTCAGCGCTCAGCTGGTAGGACTTCAACGCGGCGCGCGCCATCGTGAGCAGTGGAACCTCGTCCACTTCTGGTGAATTGTCGGTCGAGCCGCAATAGATCACCGGAAGGTAGGACAGGCCTTTGACCAGTCGGTTGTCGGTGCCGGTGGTGCCGAGGGGTTTCTCCTCCTCGACAATGTCGCCACCTTCGTTCCGCACAGCGGTGTAACAGGTTTCGCCTTGCATGAAGAACTCACGGAACACCGTGTCGCAGTCATGGCTGTAGCGGTCGCCGCCCTTCTTGCGGAACTCCCGGAATACCGAAAGGACCAGGTCTTGGCGACCGCCTTGATCAGCCGTGTCCCAGTTGATCGCGTTGCGCGTGGCGTACGTCGAGAAGTACGGCTCGCCGCGCTCATCGATGTTCACCACCAGCGGCACCCGGCCGTGTGAAATCGCCTGCCGGACCATGCGGAAGAAAAGTTGCTTCAGGCCGAAGCCGTCAGAAGTGGCATTGTCCTCGATCCCCTTCAGGCCGGCGGGAAGCTCAATCTCCGGAATCAGCCGGGAAACCAGCCCCATCATCGATCGCAGCGAGTCGCGCACCCAGTGTTCGTACTGAGCCCGGGCCGTGTAGTTCGCGTAAAGGTACTTGTTACCGGCGGCGTCGAGCTTCTCGGCTTCGACCATGCCGCTCGGCTTGGGCAGATTGCGCTCGTTGCGCTTGACGGCGCACTCACCCTCGAGCGCGTCGTCCATCATCTCCCACTCGGCAATGTGCGCGTCGTAGTCGGGGTTTGTAGATTGCACTGGCATCAGGCCAAGCCTCCAATTCGGCGTGTTCCGCCTGTGCGTGTTTTGATCGGGTACCGCTTGGCAATGAAATAGCCGGGGGCGTCCACCAGGTGGTCATAACCGGCCTTCTTGTCGGGTTCGCCCTTGTCCGTGTAGATCTGCCGTTCCAGGCACTGCGTGTATTTCGGACACTGGTCGACGTTGACCAGGTACCGGTGCTCGCCGTACGTGTTGGCGAACATCGCGCACATAGCATTGACCCTGTCTTTCACGGCAGGGTTGGTCGAGTCCACCACCACGGTGAATCCGGCCTTCCTGAGCAGCGATAGATCCGATTCGCTCGCACTTTTGCTGCTGGTGTTCTGGCCGCTGGCGTCCGGGTAGATCGCAATGCTGTGGTCGGGGAAACGCAGCTTGATCTTCTCGATCATCTCGGGCGTGTCCCGCACATCTGAGAACTCGCTGAGCGCCAGTGGCAGGTCATCGCGTATGACGTGCACGACTGCCGCCATCTTCATGACGTTGAAGTCCATGCCGATATGCAGCGCCTCACCGCGTTTGATGGTCTCGCTCGTACGGTTCGCCTCACGATTGAACGTGTAATAGACGACACCGGCGTAGTTCTCGAAGCTGGCCTCGTATTCCTGTCGAAAGGTTCGAGGGTCCATCTTGCGACGGGCCGCTTCAAGCTCTTCAGCCGGAACGTTGCCGCCATCGAGCGACGTGTACAGCCAGCTCTTGTGGTCAGGCTCATGACCCGGACGCCCGTCCTGGAATGTGTCGTAGCAGTGGTTGAAACCTTTGGGCGTGCCAATTCGCAGCGCGTGGCCACCCTTCCGGGCTCCTACACCGGGAATCGTGTACTGACAGGTCGAGAGCATCGGCCGCAGGACTTCTTCCCACGCTTCCCACGGACAGTCCGCCCATTCATCCACTAGGACGAAGAACAAACCAGAGCCGCGCAGGTTGTCGTAGTTGTCGAGCCCAACCACGCGCATGACGTGGCCGGACTTTAGCGTAATCGAGCACTCAGTCTCGTTCGGGCGGTGCGCGCGCCATGCTTCCGGGATTGCCTGCTTCAGGCGACGCCAGAACACGCGCTTGGCCTGCTTGAATGTCGGTGCGCCGTACCAGATCTCGTCCTCAACGCTGACGCCCCACTCAGCAGCAAGCCGAGCAGCGCGCCGCATTTCAGCCTTGCCCAGAAACGTCTTTCCGAACCGTCGACCACACACCGCATCACGGAAGCGCGCTTCTGGCTGGAAGCCCCAGCAGTAGATGTTCGCCTGTTTCGGCGTCAGCTTTACCGGTGGGTCAAAGGTACGGGGTAGCGGGGACATTCTCATCAGGCTCCAAGGTGTACTCAGCAACTGCGTGCTGCTGGTCCGCTTGGGAGCCCAGAGGTTTTTCAGGTTCGAGGCGACGATTCACGTAAACGTCACCCACTTCTTTGGCTGCCTGCTCCAGGATCTGCATGGCCAGACCGATGTTCTTCATCGTCTCCGCCTTCTCGACGAACCGGTTCATGGCCCGGAGGCGGTATGCTCTATTGGCGATCGGGATCTCGGCGGTCTCCTCTCGGAAGCGGGCGCGCGTGTCTTCAAACAGCGTCTTCCACTTCTGGTTCAGGCTCCGCCCAACGTATTTAGTGGGGTCGTATGCCTCGCACTGCTGGCGAGTGACATCGATCCCGAAGGTTTCTTTGACTGAGGCCACCACTTGAGATGGCGTGTCAAAGCAGGCCAGCGCCTGTACAACAAAGGCTTTCACCTCGTCTCTGAGTGCGGCCATAGATGGGCATCCGTCAAAGTGCTGTCAAAGTCAGGCCGACTTGAGCAGACAGGTTCCGCAGGCCCTCGATATGTTCAATTTCCCTACCTCAGCAGGATTATTTGCAGCGTCCACCAGCTCTTGAACTGCCGGGCTTGAGCCATAACGACGCACCA